ACTAATTTTATATTTATTCTCGATTCCTATTAAAAAATTTAAATTAACAAATGCCATCGCACCAAAGCATAAATCGAAATTATTTTTATCTGTTGGCATTCCCATAACATGCTTATTATCAGTTAGTTTTTTTTTAATCTCATAATTATTAGTTAAATATCCAGAAATTCGTAACAAATTGCCTAAATTTTCTTTATCATAATTATGATGCCATAACGGCAATACATGAATATTAATATTTTCAAACGGTATTTTTTTGTGAATAAAAATACTATCATGTAAAATGACTGCATTATCAAACCATTTATATTTTAAAAAGTAAACATATGGTAGTAACTCGCCACGTTTAGGGAACTCAGATTGTATTACTTCCAAATTTTGGTAATCATGGTCGGCTTTTACAAATTTATAATTACTATTATCATCAATAATAATTATTTTTCTTAAAGGGTAATGTGTTCTTATTAATTTGACAGATTGGTTCCAATATTTATTAGTTACCTCAGAGTTAACATGTCTTGTAAGAATAAAACCATAATCCATATTAATATTATTTTATAATTTATTTTAATAATATAACTTTAATTAAAATAAATACGAACAGCCTAAATATAAACTGGTAATTTATCTATATCCATAATAGTTTCCCCTTTTGCAACACCATTTTTCAAAACGCAGAACTTGCTAAATTCAGGTCTATCTAATTGTGCATTTGGACTATGATTATGAACACACCTGGCAATCATTTTATATAATTTGAAATCAGGGTATCTTTCCGCTCCATTATTTTTATAAAGCACATTGATACCATTATCATCCGTGCACCATTCTACAATTATTTTTACAATTGGCTCGCAACTATGAATATTTTTAATGCTATCCATGTCATCAATAACATAATCAAAAATAGAACACGCCAATCGACACAAATCAAAACTGAAATTAGGCTCTAATCTTGGTTTTTTATCGTTAAAATAAGGCTCAATATTATATTGTGTCGCCGCATCCCCTCCAGTTTGAAAACTATCACTGCAAAATGTTTTGTTGTCAAATTTATAAATGGCACGCCCAAAGTCAATAATTTTAAATATTTTTCCAAAAGTTGGAACCTTGTAATATTTATTTTTGTGCAAATAATACAAATACTTTTTGTTAGTTGGTATATACATAATATTATTTGAATGTAAATCATTGTGTGTAAATGAAAACATTTTTTGGTATACAATTAGGGTCATAATAATCTGCATTAGAGCAGACATCCATTCATCATGAGATAAATCATTATTAATAATTAAATCATCTAATGTGTTTTCACAATGTTCTAAGCAAATAACTTGAACAGGAAATTTATGTAATGTTAAAATGAGTTTTTCTTCTTCGTAGCTACTATCTTCTGATTCATACGAACCAGACCATGAATCTGAATTAGAATTAGATTTAGAGCAATCATTACTATTGCTGATATCATCATTTAAATATTTAGATTCATTATTCTCATTTTCATTCTCATTCTCATTCTCATCATCGTTTTCATTTGTATGAGAAGTTCTCGATGAACATGATGAACCTGATTTAAGGCTTGCTGACTTTTTTTGGTCAGTAACATCAATCGAATTTGTAATGTCAACCAAATCTATATTCAGCATTTTAACATCATCTAAAGATATAGACGCATTTTTATTAGTTTCAACAAGTGTTTCACTTTCAAAAATATTTTCAAACATACTATCATCAATCGATTTTATAGATAAATTTGATTTTTGCGAAATGTTCATAATATTTAATGGTTTTAAACCCGGTTCTTGAGTTAAGGAAGTCGTAATTAAATGGGAATAATCTTCTACCGTAAACAGAGTATTTTTTTGCTTGTTAAAGAAATCCGATTGTAATAAATAGTCAATATCATCAATTATATTTATTTTATAATTATTTTTAATTCCTAAAAAAGAGCCATAATAATCCAGACCATGAATAAAATGATGGTTATGCAATACTTGGCTTGTCAGAAAAGAAAAAAAACCATCTATGTAAGACGAATTATTTGGGTCTTCTAATTTAGGATGTGTTTTTTTAGTCTTATCAATCGATGGTAAGTTAAATAAATGCGAGTCCGTGTGATTATATTTACCGACCAAATACTTAAATGGGTCCAATAATGGCGCCATTTTGATAAATACTTTTTGATTAATCGTCATATCATCGTCATCATTCGACATGTTTTTAATTTTGCAGTTATAAATATGCAACTGCTCAAAAGTTTGTGATTTTGAATTGGTATCCTTTATATCTGAAATGCTCCATACATGATTCAAATTGATAGAGTTAAAATTAGTATTATTTAGCGAAAAAAATCTATCATAAATGGGGATATAATTTTGCACATGTGATAATGAAATATTGGAATTTGAGCTAAACTTGTTGAATAAATTAATGTTCTTCCTTTTTTGATAGTTCACAGTGATTGCCATAGCTAATAAAAATAAAATTATAAGTTATATTTAACTTATAATTATTTAATATCTTTTAACTAACAAAATAGTTAAACTATGCCTAAATATTATACAATGACAAATAATAACAATAACAAAAAATATTACTATATGACAAAATATTAATGACTTTATTGTCTGCGTAAATTAATTTCTTTTTAAAAAATATATAATATAATAGTAAATGAATTTAGAGCTAAAACGGTTCGACATGAAATCTATCAGTTTTAAGCCTAATGAGTCAAAAGGTCCAGTCGTTGTTTTAATCGGGAGACGTGACACGGGTAAATCATTTTTGGTAAGAGATTTATTATATTATCATCAAGATATTCCAATCGGAACTGTCATTTCTGGAACTGAAGAAGGAAACGGATTTTACGGAAAATTGGTGCCAAAATTGTTCATCCACAATGAATATAACACTGCTATTATCGAGAACATTTTGAAGCGACAGAGACAAGTTTTGAAACAAATAAAAAAGGAAATGGAGCAATTTAAAAGGTCCACTATAGACCCTCGAACTTTTGTCATCTTAGATGACTGCTTATATGATAACACTTGGGCGCGCGACAAGATGATGCGTCTGCTTTTTATGAATGGACGACACTGGAAGGTCATGCTAATTATTACAATGCAATACCCTCTAGGAATTCCACCTACACTAAGAACAAATATAGATTACGTTTTTATTTTAAGAGAGCCGTATATAGCTAACAGGAAGCGAATTTACGAGAATTATGCAGGCATGTTTCCTACATTGGAGTCATTTTGCCAGGTAATGGACCAATGCACAGAGAATTATGAGTGCTTAGTGATAAATAATAATGCAAAATCAAATAAGCTGCAAGACCAGGTCTTCTGGTATAAGGCAGACGCACACAATGACTTCAGGTTAGGGTCAAAAGAGTTCTGGGAGCTATCTAAACAGATAAATGATGAAGACGAAGAGGAACAATATGACCCAAATAACGTGAAGAAACGTGGCGCGGGACCCAAAATTGCAGTAAAAAAGAGTAAATGGTAGAAATAAAGCGCTTTTATAAATCCGCTTTTAAATATAAAAGCAACAGTCTTGCTTTCATGATATTGCTTTTAATATTTAAAAGCAAGAAAAAACAACTTAAAGAGTATCCTATTATTAATATATAATAAGATGCAAGAGCTAAATATCGTTGAACTTATTGAGAGCAATCCAATAACAAAATTGTCGCATGTATATAATGGTAAATTAATAACCAAAATTCAAGAAAATTTTACAGGGTTTGAACAACAATTATTTGTTAGTAGCTTTTATTGTTACCTGAATTATAATAAGAATACAGATTTTGTTGTAGACTTAGATAATGTGTGGAAATGGTTAGGGTTTAGTCAAAAAATAGACGCTAAAAGATTATTAGAAAAATATTTTAACATTGATATAGATTATAAACTTACTTTGGGACAGCCCAAAGCAAGTGCTAATGAAGAAAAATGGGGTGGTCATAATAAACAAACTATTTTACTAACAATTAAATGTTTCAAGTCACTCTGCTTAAAAGCGCAAACAAAAAAAGCGGGAGAAATTCACGAATATTATATGAAAATGGAAGAAGTTTTACATGAAATAGTAGAAGAAGAAACAGATGAATTAAGATTACAATTAGAGCAAAATAAAGGTGTATTCAACCAAGAAAAACTACAATTAAAAAAAGAAAAGGAACTTGCAACCATTATTCAGTTTCCAGTAAATACAGAATGCATTTATATCGGAACTATTGACAATACAAATGAAGCGAATGAAAAATTAATTAAATTTGGTCATTCGAATGATTTAAAAACAAGAGTAAATGACCATCGTAAAACATATGATAATTTTCAATTAATTACCGCATTTCGAGTTCAAAATAAGGTCGAAATAGAAGGATTAATAAAAACTTGTGTAAAAATTAGAAGACAAATTCGACATATTGAAATAGATGGTAAAATTAAAAAGGAAATAATTGCCTATGATTTGTCAAATTTTACAATAGAAAAACTAACAAATTATATAAAAGATATTATCCATTCAAAGACATATAGCATAGATAATTTTAATAAATTAATAAAACAAAATGAAGAATTAGAAAATAAAATTAGAGAGCTTGAAAAAGAAAATGAAGAATTAAAAGAACAAGTAACTGTCAGGGTATTAAACAAATCAGTGTCAGCAATAACTAATGCGGATAACCAATTTGTTTATAAAAATGAATTAATACCTGAAAATGATACTACAGCCAAGTTTAATGAATTTATTGATACAATGTGTATAATTAGACATGATGTTAATGAATCATCTGTAAATATGGAAGGTCAATTGCGTATATGGTTAAAAATCAAACCACAAAAAGAAATATTTCATGCATTTAAACACTATCTAGATATCAGATTTAAACCTATACGATTTAATAAACTAAATAATGAAAATAAATTACAAAATGTTCATGGATATAGTGGTGTTAAACTTAAACCAATTGAATATAAAAAACAATTTGTAGGAAATGCAATAGAAACATTTTTATTTCAATCATGTGAATTTTCACCAAGCAATAAAATATTAAATTCCGTTTTATTTGAAGATTATAAACGATGGAATGAAAAAATATTAAAAGATACAACAGAAACAGATATAAAAGAATTAAAAGATTATTTAAACTCGTGCGAATATGTAATTAAATCAGTCGTATGGACAGAATTTGGTAATAATGATGGTTATTATGGTTTGGCTTTAAAAAATAAAGAATATGTTAAAAAAATAGTTTCTGTATCAGGAAAAAAGGTAGAAAAAGTTGAGTTATCTAGTGGACTAGTATTAGAAACCTGGGATACCATTGCGAAAGCAGGCATCGCTGAAAATTTTGCCGCATCAAAAATGTCAAAATGTATTAAAAATAAAAAAATTTTCACAGATTATTATTATCGTCTGAAATCAAACTAAATAATATATAATTTATTTTATTATACATTATTTTACAATTAAATTACTTATTAAACCCATTTAAATAATCCACATGTATCACATTTATAAAATTTTTTACCTTTATTTGGTCCTTCCTTTTTAACAGCTAATATTTTAACACTCAAAGAACATTTTTCACAAGTTCCTTTGGTTTTCAAAAAACAACTGCTACAAGTTTTCCTCCATTCTTTATCTGATTCAGGTATTAATACATCATCTCCACACTCAATACAGTCGATATAAATATGTCTTTGAGATTGTTTATTTTGTTTAAAACAATCAGCACATCTAGTCTTGTAAGTTTCTGGAGTCATTATATAATCATTGCAATCAAGACAACTCCTAACAGTAGAAATGCATATATTGCAAAATTTAGCATCTGACTTTATAGGTGATGTAAAATCAATGTTACATTTTAAACAAACAGCTACTTCTTTTATCTGAATGCATACAGAACACAATTTTTTATTTTTTATTTTTCTAGTTTCTTGTTTACAACTTAAACAAGAAATTGTCTGTATCTCTTTCAAAATTTGTTTATTTAGTTTTTTGGACTTCTTTTTAATCTTATTTGGAATACAAGAACAAATACCATTGATGCTACTGCTGTTAGTAGGACTATATATAATTTTATCTTTTTGACATATAATACATCTATTATTAATATTATATTTAATTGATTCTGTTTCAGATTCCGAACTAGAACTAGATTTATTTTTTTCAACCATTTGTTGTTTTTTAATGTATCGTTGATTTTCTTTATATCCTTGCGGCCATCCATTTTTGATTTCATCTTTTCTATCTCTAGCTGCTCTCTGCATTAATTTATATTGTTCATCATTTTCACTAATAACCCGATGTCTTTTGTTGCAAACACTGCCTACATTAAAACAAACTCCTGATAAGTTATTTTCAAATTCAAATACATTTTCTATTGGCTGACTGCATATGCAAGTATGAGAACCATCATTTTCATCATCATGTCTGTATGAAGAACAAGTGAAATCTGAATTATCGCTATTGTTTTGGTCATCATTTAATTCATTAAATGCTATTTTTAGCTGTAAAAAGCTTTTTAGTTGTAAAATGTAACTTTTAGGATATGTTAATAATAATAAGAATATAAATTTATCTGGTTTTTCAGGTGTTTTTCCATCATAATATTTCGCCATAAATTTTGTTAATTTAATCCAATAAATACAATAATTTTCTGGATTTGAAAATTTTATAATAAAATCTGGTTCATTCATACAAGATAAAATTAATTGTTTAAATAATTCATTCCAAATTAATGTAGTAATAGCAATCCATTTCCCATTATTGGAATAATCTTGAATTTGTTCCATTGATAATAATTATGTTAGTTTGTATTTAATATAATTATTTAATTCTTTTCAATTTTATATATCATCTATTCATCCTTCTCTTTCTCTTTCTCCTTTAAAGAAAAAGGTCCACTAACAAGCTCAGAGCGTCCATAATCCGTCTTACCCGTAATAACATTTTCGCCATCAAAAAGCTCCGAACGAATATCCGCAACAGAAATGGTATCAGAACTTTCAGTTGTTAGCGCTTTCTCCTGACTAGTTGCACTAACACCGACCAAATTACCTTCTTGGTCAATATCTTGCGTCAAAATGTTACCATGCTTCTCCGCATTCTTCTTATTCTCATCAATCGCCTTCTGCTTGGTCTCCTTGACTCGAGCCTCAAATGCATTCTTAGCAGCCGACTCATTCTTCTGCTTCTCCTGCGCGAGCTGATTGAGTTCCTCCTCCATGTATTCAACGCGTCCAGTTTTGTAGGCCTCAGGGTCCCAGGGCAACCAAGTGCCAACCGGTCCAACAAATACATCAAAACTGGGGTCCACTTCTCGGATAAGTTTGGCGCGCAATTCGGCCTCTTCTTGTGAGGCAAAATGACCACGTGCCTTGAAACCACGCACCGATGTTTGAAAATTATGCTTGATATTGAATTGCTTTTCTAGTTCATCCTCTTCTTTATCCATGAACGTCTTGTAGTCATCCTCGATAGAAGACGAAATAATATTGTCACGCTCTTCCTTAACGAATCCCTCATAGTCCTTCATGACATCCTCAAAGGATAACTTATATTTATAAGATACAAAATTAATAAATTGATGAAACTTTTCCATGGATTTAGAGAATTCCCATCTCTTTAGGAATTCTTCGAAAAAGAACATTTCCTTTTGCTTCAAGATTTTCTCAGGAGTAATGAAAGAAAAACATCCAAATGTTTGACCTGCAATTGGCTTGTCAACATCAAGTAAGTCTACATATTTAGGATTTGTAGAACCATCTTTGGTTAATTTTCGTTCATATGCCATTTTTTTGGCGATATTTGATTTTGATTTTCCGCTCATTATATATTAATTAATTTAGTTCGTTTTAAGTATTAATTTATTAAATTATTAAATAAATAAATTATTAATTTATTGAATTAATTAATTATTTTCTTTTTATTTTATATAGGATGTTTAACGTAAACGAACTTATTAAGCGAGTTATTAAGTATATCGTGGAAGGACTTATGGTAGCAATAGCCGCATATGCTATTCCCAAAAAATCTATGAATTTAGAAGAAATTGCTTTGTTAGCGCTAACTGCTGCAGCCACTTTTGCCATTTTGGATACATATGTTCCTAGCATGGGTGTAAGTTCTAGAACAGGAGCTGGATTTGGAATTGGAGCCAATTTAGTAGGATTCCCGGGCGGACTTTAAATTCAACTTTTCCCTACGGGTAAGGTTTCGTAAACTTATATCCAAACTAACATAATATAAAATTGAAATATAATAAAGAGATATTTTCTTTATTATACAAATTATATAAATTATACAAGAATGTCATATGCTATTTATGAAAAAGAATATATTGAAAAAAATGTTTCTACCGATGTATTTTATAAATCTATTGCAAAGGCTTTTTCGTTTTTAAAAAAAACAAAAATCAACGGAATAGAACTTAGAGATGAATATGAAACATTATTTAGTTCAATGCTAAACATAACTGAAGAATGTTTAGACTGTAACTGCATTTATTTTCACTGTTACGATGATTGTGGAATAGAAGATGGACGAGGAGAAATTGATGGATGGAAATGTGCAGAATGTTTAAAAAAATATGAAGAAAATAAATTATTTGCGTTTCAGAGTGAACGTCAAGAATCGAGAGAAATTAAAAAAACTGAATTACAAATTCCAGAGACAAATGAAGAAGAAAAATGTTGCATATGTTTAGACGAATTAAACATATGTGAAATTGATGGTTGCTATGGTGAGAATGAAAAAAATGTTTCATTAAACCCTTGCGGACATATATTATGCGCTAAATGTAATTTTGACTTGGTAAATAGTATCAATGAAACTATAATATGTCCTCTTTGTCGAACTCAAATTATTTAAAATAATAATATTTCATTTCACTGCAAATTATTATTTTGTATAATATTATTATTTTGTATAATATTATAATGCATCGATTAATAAATGCTCGTTCTGTTCCTAACAAGATTCATAGTTTAGTTAAACCAAAGGCAAAGGCAAAGGCAGTAAATGATAATAAATTGAAAGCAGTTCCTAGTGTATCATTATCACCCGCATTTGGTGTGATTAAACCTATTATAAAAAATATAAAACCTGCATATTATGAATTGCCAATAAAATCAGCTGAAAACCCATTACCTCATGATATATATTTATTTTTAGAAAAAACAATGACATTTAATGGAGCTGTTGTTAATAATTTAAGAAACGATATCTCTGCTATTGTATATGATGATAGAAATTTAAAATTTTATATCGGATTTGGAAACGGAGAGTTATATGTATCAGATAAAAACTCTTTTTATTCTCAAGATATGATTTTTATTGGAAAGTTTTTAGGTGGTATTACATGTTTATGTTTGCATAAGGATGAAAATGGAAAACCCTTACGTTTATTTATTGGAGGTCTTTTTATATCATGTGATATGATAAATTCTACTATCAATTGTTATAAAATAGCTCAAGTAATTCTAAATGGTTCATACATAGTCAGACCGGTAATATTTACTGACGGAACAGATGATTATCTTGGATTTGATAATGAAGTAACCTGTATTACATCTGGTTTTACAGATTTAAACGGATTACAAGATTCAAAACCAACTATTTATTTTGGCGGAAAATTTACAGCATTACAAAATGATTCAGGAATATCTACAGAAACATATTTAAAATTTGCCACACTGGATTTAACCGAGAACACAATATATGCATTAAATAATCAAGTGGATACTGGTTTTGACGGAGACATATACAGCATAACAGTTAAATCTAATATTAATGTAACCGATATTTCAATTATTTGTGTTGTTGGTGAATATGCTAATATTATAAAGGATAGCACTACTACAATTAAGCTTGAATATTGTTCTGTATTAACATTAGGTTATAATTATAATGTTACAGATGTATATCCTGTTGGTGTTAGTGGTGATATAACTAGCCCTGATATTACTGTGACGGAAGCAAATGGTGATTTTTATATATCAGGTGAATTTATTTCATGCAAAAATAGTAAAATAGTATTAGGTCCAACACCTACACCATTAGTGCAAGCATTTACTAAAATAAGTCAGGCAAGTTCTGCAGGACCCGCTTTAATACAATATAATTATTTAGAAAAAGCTATGTATTTATTCTGGTATGACATGTCTAATAATATGAGTTATATACAAAAAAATAACACGAATGCAACAACAGGTTTAATAAATTTAACTGGAACTTTTTTTGGTTCTTTTGCAGGCCAAATATTAAAAGAAGGTATTATAAATGATACAAATTTTAAACTTTATATTTATGGAGATTATACAGATAATGTTTGCAATATGAACTATACAGCATTCAAACAAATAATAAATGAGTCAAGTAAAATTTTTTTACCTAAAAACAGAGGTATACAAACACACCATGGACCAACAATATTTCCTGCTAAAAATAAAAGGCTACTTATTTGGTTATCAAATAGTCCATCTGATGTTGCAAATGAATGCATTCACTTATTTTATGATGGAAAAATATATAGAATTGTATCAAGAGATACTTATATAATGTATGCATCAGAATAATTAAATTATTTATTTTATTTTATTATGTTTTATTTTATAGAAAAGGTGGACTAAACGGTAGGGATAAATTCCCAATCTAATTCAATACACATTTTTTTCCATGTTTCGTCTTGTTCAATGAGTTTTTCTCTATCTTTCAGTAAAGGAATAGAATCGAGATATTGTTCTTCCCCGAGAAGCTCACAGAATTTAAATAAAACATAGTAATAGTTCAAAAAATTAACACGATAATCAGGGCAAGTTTTGGCATAAGGTGACTGCGTTTCCATGAAAAGGTTACATAAGGTATCTTCTAATTCGGGGCTAAAAACGGGTGGTTTTAATCCTAATTTATTTTTAATAAATGCAATATGTTCATAATATTTATTAAATCCCAACTTTTTCAAAATCTCCTTAGTTTTGTAATGTGTTAGTTGTTCGAGACTAATTCGCTCTTTTTTGATTTGCAAATGTATCTGGTCAATAACATCATCGGGTATTTGTGTCGTCTCTTTGCCTTGAAATTGAGCCAAAATTTCCTTGAAATGATTTATTTTTTTGTAAGCATAGAAGCAGACCTCTTTGGGTGGCTCTTTATATGAAGGTTTTTCATTTTCAATAAGATACGGAATATTGACAGCACATGCATTGCAAATAAGGACACCCTCGTCGTCAAGTGGAATAAGTTCACCCTTAAAACAATGCTGACATATATCGGTTGTCCGAATAAATGAATTCATATCAATAAATGTTTCGTCGATATTACTGAGATATTTTTGAACGATATTTTTATTTCTATTTTCGGCGACATTTTCTTCTTGATTATTGTTTTGAATTTTGAAGAAATTAAAAAGCATTTGATTTTTAGAAGTTATAGGTTTATTATTTGAAGCGGTAGACGATGAATCGATATTATTTATATTTTTTTTATTTTCAAAGTATTCAAAAATGAATTTAGAATTATCTAAAAAATAATTAGTTTTTTTATTTTTAAGCCCTTTAATAGTATCATCAATTTCATTGATTCGGTCTTTCATATCCATAATTTGGTCAATATTGTTAGTTTTATCGAGTATTTCTATTTTATTTTTTAAATCCACCTTTTCTTGTTTTAATTTAGGTATAGTATCAAATTCATTCTTGTCAAATTCATTGATAAACTCTTTATGCTTACCATCTAAAGTGGTTGTGTATTTTTTGCAAACACGGATTTTTTTGTTCGATTTGGGCTTAAAACTAAGCATAATATATTAAAGAGTAATGTATTATTTAATTAGAAATTTTTAAAAAGATATAAAAATTGGTTTAAAGATAAATAAAAGTTTCAGTCAATACATTAAAGAATAAAGAATGAATACTTCAACAAATATATTAGTGAATGTTTTAGAACCTGGTCAAGTAGAAATAGACCAAATTAAATTTAAGAAAATGGTGTTTCTATACAATGCTTTAGATAATGGTTGGTCAATCAAGAAAAAACAGGATTCCTATATTTTTACAAAAAATCATGAAGGGAAAAAAGAAATATTTGATGAAGGTTATTTGGCCATATTTATGAAGGATAATGCAAATATAAATAATATTTTGTCATAGTATGTAGGGAGTGAATTAAATTAATAAAACAATTAATTTAATTTTAGGAAAATTTTTTTCTTTAGCAATATTATAAAATGGGAGGTGGTTTAATGCAACTCGTGGCTTACGGCGCTCAAGACGTTTACCTTAAAAGCCTGTAGGGTAGAAAAACATCAGGGAATATCAAAAAAATAAGATATTCATAAAGCCTTTTGTGGACTTTTCTTTAAAAAGAAGAACCACTGATGTTAATCAGGGATTTGTCAATCATAGACAATAGAATAACCCTGGTAAGAAAATCAAACTGCTTGAAACCCCTAAAACTTATTCTACTAAGCAATTATTGTGAAGTAATTGTGGCCAAGACAAAGACCTTGGGTATAGTAAAAATGAATAAGATGATTTGCAACTTTTGATGCAAAGAAATGGGCAATGAGCATCCAAGCCTCTTTAAATAAAATAATTAAAACAATATAAATATAAATATAAATATAAAATACTAACATAGCATATAAATAAATGTCTTGCAATCAAGAAATAACATG